ACGTGTTAGACAAGCAGGCTAAAAATGCCCGTCGCAAGTGACCTACAAGTTTTCGGTATTCAAGAAACTCTAAAAGAACTAAACAATTTCGACCCGTCGTACCGTCGCCAAATAACTAAGGACATTCAAGGCGGCGCAGGCAACCTAATTGTTACTAGTGCCCGTTCCATGATTCCAACGGACTACCCGCTAACGGGTATGGCCCGTGGTTCAATTATTAAAGGCCGCGCCGAAACTACGTTTAATCTTAAAAACGTTTCTAATGGCGTAAAAACACTTGTAGCAAAACGGGGAAGTAAAGAACGTTCCGTAACGTTTACACGCCCGTTGTATCTAGACGGCAACGCCGTACCGGGTGCCTATACGCAAACCGTGGACTACAAAGCCCGCCCGTTTTCGCTATTGACCGCCCAACAAAAAGACGCCGCAGGCGCTATATGGGATCATGCGGGCGTAAACGGAAGTAGCCAATTCGTACAAAACCTAATAACCCAAGGGAAACAACAAAACCCCCAAGCGCCCCGCGCATTAGCGCCCGCCGTTGGGGCCGTCATGCCCGAAGTAGAACGGGAAGTATCGGCCATTTTGGACCGTGTTAGTGAGATAATGAACAAGAAACTACGGATCGAAAGGCGCGACTAATGGCGATCAACATTCCTATTATTTCGTCCCTAGATACAAAGGGTTTCGATAAGGCCAAAAAAGAATTTTCCCAACTGGAAGGCGTCGGCGCTAAAAGTGCTTACGCCGTAAAAAAAGCGGCCGTACCTGCCGCCGCCGCTATCGGTGGTTTAGCCGTTGCGTTGGGCGACGCCACCAAGGCCGCTATTGAGGACGCCGCTAGCCAAGCCGAACTAGCAAGAACACTAAGAACGTCTACCGGGGCGACAGATAAAGCGATAGACGCAACAGAAACATGGATAACTAAACAAGGCCAACTATTAGGTTTTACCGACGACGAATTACGGCCCGCATTGGCAGGATTAGCCCGCGCTACGGGATCAGTTCAGGAAGCCCAAAAGGCCGCGGGCCTTGCCATGGACATAAGCGCCGCCAAGGGCGTCTCTCTTGAAACCGTTACTAAGGCCTTAGAACGGGCTTACGGTGGCAACCTAACCGCGTTAGGCAAATTAGACCCTGCCGTACGCGAAATGGTAAAAGGTGGCGCGTCTCTCGACGAAGTAATGGCCACACTAAGCACCACGTTTGCGGGATCGGCTACAACGGCCGCCAACACTACGGCGGGACAATTCAAACGCTTAGGCATTGCTATGACCGAAACAAAAGAAAGCATAGGCACCGCGCTACTACCAGTTATTGAAGCGGCGTTACCTATCCTTCAAAAGTTCGGGGCGTGGGCACAAGATAACCCCGGCGCGTTTGTCGCCATTGCGGGCGCTATCGGTGGCGTAGCGTTAGCGATTACAGCCGTAAATATTGCTATGGCCCTAAACCCGTTTTCGGCTATTGCGGCGGGAATTGCGTTACTGGTTGCGGGCGTCGTTGTGGCCTATAACAAGTTCGAGACATTCCGTAACGTTGTACGCAACGTCGTAAACGGCATAGCGTCCTATTTCGAATTTATGACTAACGCATGGATTACCGCTATAAACGTTGTCATTCGTGGCATAAACCTAGTAAAGCCCGGTAAAGACATTGCTTCGCTATCTCAGGTTTCTTTTGGACCCGTAATCGGTCCCGAAGGTAGAGGCCCGTCGGGCGCGGATAAGTCGCGTTTTGACACGATCCCTGCCATGGCCGCAGGCGGTATTGTCGATCGCGCCACATTAGCCCTAATAGGCGAAAAAGGCCCCGAAGCCGTAATACCGCTCGATCGTTTAGGCGCTATGGGAACTACCAACGTAAACATAAACGTAAACGGTGGCGACCCTAACGCGGTGGTAGCGGCGTTGCGTACCTATATGCGGCAAAACGGATCGGTACCTATTCGAGTAAGCAATATTTTTTAGCCATGGCTTTACAGGAATACAGCGTATATGTTTCGCCCGATCCCGTAGCCGTAGGTTGGACGGCTTTAACAAACGTTCAAAACGTTAATTTCAGTATTGGCAGACAGGCACAACTAGACCAAGTTAAAGCGGGTACGGCTTCCATTGTTTTGCGTTACCCAACGGGTTACGTTTCGCCCGTAGCCGCGCTAGTTGCGGGTAGTTACATGAAAATAGAAAACGATACCGGCGTAGTTACGCCCGAAATTATTTGGGTTGGTTTCGTTACAGACGTCGTGGTGGATTACGGGATACCGTTTGGCGGTGGCGTTGGCCAAGCCGATTACGCCACGGTAAGCGGCGAAGGCGGGTTTGCCCGTTTTGGCCGTATGAACGGTAACGACTACGTTATGGCCGCCGACACGATCGACAACCAAATAACTAACGCAAACACTCAAACGGGTTTAACGCTTTCATGGACTAGCACTACGGGCGCGCCATTAATCGCAGGTACAACGGTTAGTAGCACTTGGGGCGACTGGGTAGCGCGAGTGTGCCAAACCACTAACGCCCGTATTAGAGAGTTTGGCAACGCAACAACAATAGTTAGCCCATTTAATAGCAATGTTTCTACGATTAACTTTTCAGACACAACTAACGACGCAACTAACCAAGTTTACAATTCAATTACTTTTGACAGTTTGGCCGACAACTTTTATACACAAGTAACGGTGACGCCTGAAAGTTTCGGCGCGGCTACTGTCACCAAGTCGGGCGCTACTGTCCCGTATCGCGGGTACCAAACAAACACTATTAACGCCAGTACCGCCCAAGCGACCGACTACGCCAACTATTTACTAGGTAACTATGGAACCGCTAGGTTCGCTATCAGTTCTATAACGTGTATGGCCGAAGCGCAGGCGTCGTTTCAGTTAGATAAAATTGGCGCTAGTAGTTCTATTATTTTAAGCGCCGGGACGCAGGTAGCCGTAGCGTTTCGAGGCACGACTTACCAATGTCTTATTGAAGGCGTCAGTATGTCGGCTACCCCTAACGGCGCTTTATATACTTATTATTTGTCGGGTGCCGATCTAAACGCCTACCTTATTTTGGGTTCTACGACGTTCGGTACGCTCGATAACAACAGATTAGGATACTAAACATGGCTACACCTACTAACCTTCCCGCTTCGTTTGTGACCGGGGCCGTATTGACCGCGGCCCAACAAAACGACCTACGCGGGGCCTTTCGTGTGTTACAAGTTGTTTACGGTTCAACCACAACGGCAACTACAAACAACACAAGCACTTTTGCCGATACAACCCTTACGGCGTCTATTACTTGCCAATCGACAACTAGCAAAGTTTTAGTAATGGTTTCACAAAATGGGTGCTTTAAGAACAACGCCAACAGCGAAAACCGTATGAACATACGATTAATGAGAGGCGCTACCAACATAGGGAAAGTTTCAGGCGACTTGTTTTTATACACAAACACCGCAGACAGCAACGGCGGCGCGGCGTCTATATCAGTATTAGATAGTCCCGCTTCGGTTTCGGCGCAAACCTATAAAACGCAATTTAGCAACCCAAATAACACGGCCGCCGTAATTGTTCAGGAAGGTAGCGCATTGTCTACAATGGTTTTAATGGAAATTAGCGCATGAAACGCCTAGTATTTATTAGCGTTTTTGCCGTAACTCTTACGGGTTGCCTAGAACGCACACGCGTAAACTGTGAACGCATAAAAAACAAAGCACCCGAAACCATAGGAACACAAACACAAATAGGAGGCGGCCGTTGTGCGTAGAGAACGTCTTACCAATGAGGAAATAAAAGCCCGCATAGTAATGACCGTCGCCATGGGTTTAACCATTGCTTTTGTGTTGTCTATTTGCTCTCTCTTGTTCGGACTTTTATTTATTACGCAACCTATGGAAGTATCCGAAAACGACAAAAGCGCGTGGGCCGTATTGTCGCCAATGCTCGCCACACTCACCGGGGGCCTCTTGGGCGTATTAGCAGGTAACGGAATTAGCGGAAAACAACCACCAAAAACTCCGCCGACACCGTGAGAAAATACCCGTACTACCCCGCCTACAACGCAGGTAAAGAAACGCCGGGTATCCGTCGCCTAGTCGATCTATGCGCGCGACGTTGGAAAACAAAGTGTTTAGGTACTTATGTTGTACGCAACATGAGAAACAACGCAAACCCCCCGCAACTATCCGTACACGCCACAGGGGCGGCCGCCGACATTCAATACAAAGACGAAGCCCAAGCCCGCGAAATGTGGGACTGGTTTTTAGGATTTAGCGAACTAGGCGAACATTCAAAAATACTTGGCCTAGTGGAAATACATTGGTACAACTTCGGTACGTGGGGTGCCGGGTGGCGTTGTTCGCGCTCGGAAGGTAAAAAAGGCGTAAAGGTATTCACGGCGACCGATAACGCAGGATCCCGCCCCGGTTCCCCAAACTGGCTACACATAGAAATAGACCCCGCCATGGCGTCCGACGCCGACAAATTCGAAGCGGCGTGGCGGTCACTTCCCAAGCCCACCAAGGCTTAAAACGGATTACCCCCACACGGCCTTATAGGTTCGCTAGGGTTTTACAACCCGACGAAAGGCGAAACCATGCCCGAAACTTTTGTATACCTACCCCTAGTTGGCTATGTGCCACAAGATCTAAAAGCGGGGACAAACGTACTTATACAAGTATTTATAGACCCCGAAACTAACCAAGTAATTAGCGCCCATATGGCAACCCGTGACGACACGTGGGATACTTGGGGCGTCCCTACAACATTGAAGGCTATGTGAGGCGTCTAGTGGCCTTTACGGCCGTTTTAGTGGTGCTATGGCCAAGCGTGGCGTTAGCCAAAGAACCAAACCCGCATAGCCATAAAAAGTACAACGCAATAATGCCCGATTATTTTTGGGATCGTGTCGCCCAATGTGAGACTAATTCCAACTGGCAACACTCGACGCGTAGTTACACGGGGGCGCTTGGCTTGTATCGCCAAACGGCTTTTAACTGGTCAGGGCGGCGAGACATAGGCAAACTGTCACCCGCTAAACAAGTTGAAATAGCCGAACGTGTCGCTTGGAAAGGTTGGGTAAACCCCAAGACAGGCGTAAAGAAATGGCCGGTAGGTCCGTTCGGTTGGGGGACCATACGCCATAACTGTATGGGCCTTAAAACTTCGGTTTGTAATTCGAAGCACCCGCTAGTCCGCAAATTTCGCCACCGGTGCTAATTGACACACCAACGCGAAACAATGCGTTATAGTAACCCCACCATTCCCGACGAAAGGTAACCCGACCATGACCGAACCACTAGA